TTATTTCCATAATTTGCTTTAGCTTCATTATAATCCATGGCTTGATTCATGCCAAAAGTTGCTGGTTCCCATTTATCAAATCTACATTTACGACCTTTTATAGTTCTAATAAAACCAAACTTACTCGCTGATTGTGTAACTGCACTAGCTAATTTTTTTACAAAGGGCACTCTAGAATTATATTTATTTAAAAGTATCTCTGCTTTATCTTTATCTATACCAAGTTCTTTAGATAACTTTGCTTTACCCATACCGTAGAATAACCCAAGGTTAATAGTTTTAGCTTGTGTTCTTGAAATTCCTGCCATGTCAGCTACGATTTGATGGAAGTCTGCTGATTCATCCGCGTAGGCTTGAATAAACTCTTCAGATCCATCTAAACGCTCTCCGATGGACGCTGAGTAGTGTGCTACAAGACGTGGCTCCTGCTGTGAATAATCAAATGAACCCCACTGTCTGCCGTCCTCAGGAAGAAATAGAGACCTTATTTTGTTGCCGTACTCTTTGTTTCTTGCTGGTATTTGTTGAAGATTAGGATTTGCGTAAGATAGTCTACCTGATACTGTTCCGCCTTGATCTGATCTTAATTGGTTAATCTCTGCGTGTATTCTTCCTTTATGCACATATCTTTGTATTGAATCTATGAATGTTGAGTGAAACTTATTTATTTCTCTTGCCTCTCTGACTAGGCCAGCTATTGGGTGCTCACAATTTTGTAACCAATTGGTTGTAAAAGATGGTTCATTAGATTTAGCTGTTCTAGGATACTCAACCCCTAGTCTATCAAAAACCTGCGCCACTGATCGTGCAGCCCATATATCTACATCCAATGTAGTCTCTTTTTTAATTTTATATAGTACATCTTTTTCTTTCTTTCTAAATTCCTTTTTTAATAATGCAGCTTTTGCCTCATCTACTCTTATTCCTGTCCGTCTCATTTCAATTAATATGGGTAGAAGTTCCATTTCCATCTCCCATACATCATTGATAGATTGTTTTTGTATTTCACCTTTGAATCTTTGCCATAACTTTAATGTAAGCGCAGCATCTTGCTCTGCATAAAAGCCAACATAACCAGCAGGCATTTTCCATAGATCTTGTTTAGGGTCTATGCCCCACTCTTTTGCTTTTTCTTTTAAAAAAGTTTCGTTTTTAATTTCACCAAGATAATCTTTTGCACAAGCATTTAAGGAGAAGCTCCATCTATTTTCATCAATTAAAGCTGCAGCTACCATCGTATCTACTATCTTACCATTTATTTCAAAACCGTTTGCTAACAACCAACCCACATCATAAGAAGCATTGTGAAATATTTTTGTGCTAGGTCTTTTTAATAAATCAACCATGAATGCAGTTGTTACAGCTAGATCCATATTACCACCAGCATCATGTTGTATTGGAAAATACCATTGTTGCCCAAGTGCAGCCACAGCAAAACCTACAATGCCCCCATCAAAAGTTGCCCAACCAGATCCTTTTGTTTTTAAATTAGGATCTTTTGTTTCTAAATCTATCGCAACCTCATCAGCGTTTCTAAGATCAGGATACTCTGAAGGTGCAACCCAATCACTGTCATTATATATAAAATTTAATTGATGACTCATGTGTCTTGCATTTGTGCTACCATTTGAGCCCAATCTTCAGTTGCTCTGTGACTGTCCTCTGCTGGTAATGCTTTCTGTTTGTTTTTGTTTTTTTTCTTAAGAAGTTCAATTTCCATTTCACAATAGTGAATAATTTTTTCAAGATCTTCAATACCATTTTTATCTTCATATCTAACTCCATATCTAATAACATTCGCTTGAAAAGGATTAAGATTGTTTTCCCTTATAAAATCCCAAGGACTTATAGCATATTTTTTATAATGATTGCCACCAATCTGTTTTTTACTCATATTGTTCTTCTCATTTGAGTTATAGGATATTTAATTTTTGGAAAGTAAATATCATCAAAAAAAGTTATTAAAGTAAGTCTTTCCGAATCGTCATTTGTACCATAATTATCAACTGCGTGAAAATTATAAGAATCAAACATTACTAATCGATTATATATTGAAGCAAAAGAACAAGTTTTTATAAACCTAGAATTATTTTTTTCTAAAAATGCTTTTTCATATAAATCTGTCACTGAATTGGGATTTTTAAATCTTTCATGTTTTTCATCAGTATGTATAATTTCATTACCAAACTGTTTTGGTTTCCATATGGAAGTTCCACAATTTATGTTATTCGTTAAATAAATAATTGCTGTAAATTCATTACCTCTATCATCATGCACCCAACCCTCATTTTTATATACTTGTCCTTTAACTTTTTGAAAATGTGATCTAGCAGTATAATTAATTGAATCTAGTTGTGTAGGGTATAGTAAAGCTAATATTTTTTTTGTAACTAATCTAAAAACACCCTCATTTATTGTATGTAAAGGATAAGACCTAACACCAGGATAACCACCGTCATCAGATTTTTTGTACTCTAAATTTTTTGACATATTTATTATTTCTTCAGGACTATCAAAAAAATTATCAACACAGCTTATTGGCCATTTCATAAGTAATTACTTTTATACAATTTATAATATTTACTCAAGGGAAAATGGTATTTGTGATATGTGCCAAGCAAATGTAATGTGTTTATGCTTCTAGTAACACCTGTATACCAAACTCTTAACTCTTTAACTCTATCCTCTAAATTTTTTCTATCATAATGTGAAGGAAAATTACACTTAGCTGATATTACAACGTTATCAGCTTCTCCTCCTTTTACTTGGTGTATTGTATCTATAATGATTCGTGCTTTAATATCTAAATTAACTTCACTCTTTAGAAGCTTTCTAAAGTACACTTTCTCTTTGTCTTTAAATTTTCTTTGAAAGGCATCCAACCAAGGTTTACGTTCCTCTACCATCCCGCCTTGAAGGTGTAATTGTTCAAAATTAAACACTTGATTAGGATGGGCAAAGCTCCACTTTTTACTGTCCGTTGATCGGTAGCCGTGGTCTATGTTTAAAAGATAGTTGTACATGTTACAAGCATCCTCTCTTGTTATAGCACCACCGTCACATATAGTTTGCCAATCACAGAGGGCTTTCCATTGATTGATATCAAATGATTTGTTCCCACGCATATCTTGAAAGTATAAACCTAATTTTCTAGCTTCATCTTGTAACTCTTTTTTTACATCATTGATTCTTGAAAGAACCATCCAAGATCCTTGTATCTCCCAAGGTATTTTTTTTAAGGTGCTCCATTTATAAATCTCACCGTCAGTTCCGTTAGATGTAAACTCCTTTTTTATTCGGTGTCCTTCCATACCATTTAAAATACATTTAGAAAAAAAATGCACTTTCTTATTAAGTCTACGAGATTGTTTTAATATTTTTACTTTACCAGGGAACGTTTGAAAAAATATAACATCAGCTCCATTCCATTCATAAATGGCTTGATCATCATCACCCGCTATATAAACTTTGTTAGAATTCAAAGCTAATTTCACAACCATGT